CCTCAGCCTAGTGAATTTCTATAAGTAGGGTTGACAAATAAAATATCGTACTTATATAAATAATATTGAATATGCCAAATGGGTATTCGATATAAAGATAACTTTGCTTAAACAAGGAGGTTAATTATGACTAATAAAGCATTATCTATTTTCAATCAATTAAGACCACTAACCGTAGGATTTGATGACACGTTCAGACATTTTGAATCAATGTTTGATCATCAGTTAGATCATATCCAAACTACAGCTTTTCCTTATTACAATATAGTAAAACAGGATAAGAATAAGTACGATATTGAAATCGCACTTGCTGGTTATAATAAAAAAGATATAAACATCGACCTTGAGGAGGGTGTTTTATCTATTGAGTCTAAAAAAGACGAAAAGGAAGATACTAAAGATGGAGAAGTAATCCATAAAGGTATCGCTAAAAGATACTTTAAAAAATCTTTTACAATCGCTGAAGACGTTGAAGTTAAAGGCGCTGAACTAAAAGACGGCTTGTTAAGGGTGTCTTTAGAGAGAATAGTTCCAGAACATAAAAAGCCTAGAACTATCTCAATCAAATAATAAAACCAATATCTGGTATGTTTCAAACGCATACCAGATATAAATACTTTATATCGTTCAACTCTTATGAGTCGGAAGTAAGCAAATGCTGAAGGAACGCACCTAACTATAAACGGAGGGTGTATGAATTTTAAATGGGATTTAAAAAAAATCTTTACTGAAAGAAGTAGAGAAAATTCTGCTAAAGCTCAATTGAGAAAAAGATCAAAAGACTCAATCGCAAGACCAAAAGCAGAAAAAAATATCACATCAAAAGATCCAAGATTGCAAAGCATATAGAGTATTGACAATTTTGACAATATAGTGTAAACTATATGTAAATTATATTATAAGGAGAAATATTATGAAACAAGGTGATAAATTACCAGAAGTAAATTTTAGAGTAAGATCACTTGGTCAATGGACAGAAACAACTACTGATACTTACTTTAAAGATAAAAGAGTTATACTGTTTGCTTTACCAGGTGCTTTTACTCCTACATGTTCAACTCAACAATTGCCAGGCTTTGAAAAATTAGCTGACGTGTTTAAAGAACACGGCATAGATGACATTTATTGTTTATCAGTAAATGATTCGTTTGTTATGAATGCTTGGGCAGCTGATCAAAAACTTGAAAATGTAAAAGTTATACCAGATGGAAATGGTGACTTTACGGATCAAGTTGATATGCTTGTAGAAAAAACAATTGCAGGTTTTGGAATGAGATCGTGGAGATATGCTGCTATTGTAAACAATGGTACAGTAGAAGCCTTATTTGAAGAACCAGGTAAAGGTGATAATACAACAGGTGATCCTTATAGCGTAAGTGCACCAGAGAATGTGTTAAAATATTTACAATCATCATCTATTGACTCAAATTCAATTTAGTGATATAATAATATTATGAAATACAATGAAGACAAAATATGTAAAGAGATTGAAAATTATATTAAATCTACATATGGTCAACATTACTCATCTGGTAAAGATGGTATTCAAACTTTAGATTTATTAAAGTCTATTGGTATTAAAAGTGATTTTTGCCAAGCCAACGCAATTAAATATTTGTCTAGGTATGGTAGAAAAAATGGTTATAATCGTAAAGACTTGTTAAAAGCAATTCATTATGTTATACTATTATTAAATAATGATAAGGAGAAGAAATGAAAATAAGTGATAATACAATTAGTATTTTGAGAAATTTCTCGGATATTAATGCTAACATTTTGTTTACACCTGGTAAGACATTAAGTACAATGTCAACTATGAAAAACATTATGGCAAAGGCAGACGTTGAGGAACAGTTTGAAACAGAATTTGGTATATATGATTTGCCAGAATTTTTAAGAGCTGTAGATTCTTTTCAACAACCAGTTTTAAAGTTTAATGGTGCTGCTAATTTAAAAATACAAGATGAGAAATCTACTCTATCAGCTAGATATGCATTTGCTGACAAGTCAACGTTAAGATATCCATCAAAACAAATATCAATGCCAGACAAAACAGTTTCATTTACATTAAAAAATGAAGACTATGATTCTGTCAAAAAGTTATATACTAATTTAAGTCTACCTGACATTGCTTTTAAAGGTGAAAAAGGCAAAATTAAATTAGTTGCTTTAGATAAAAAGAATAGTAACTCAAATGAATCATCTATTATAGTGGGTGAAACAGATTTAGAGTTTACTGCATATATTAAGGCAGAGAATATGAAAATTATTCCTGGCGAATATGATGTTGCTTTATCGAAGGCAAAGATTGCTCACTTCATAAACAAAAAGGTTAAAGTACAATATTGGATTGCTTTAGAAGCAGATAGTGTATTTTAATGTCAGACAAATATAAACTAGAAGACGGTACTGAATATAAACCTGGTGATACTCTAAAAGTTGAAGATAGAGAGTACCACCAATCCACACATTATCTTAATAGAAAAATTGATGTAGATGATATTATAGAACAATTTGGTAGTCTTCAAAACTTTGAAAAAGGACTTTATTTTAATTGGAATGAATATTCTAGTGCTAGTGATGAAGACAAAGAGCTGGCAGATAAAGTACAAGAATTTGTAAGTGAACACGATTATGAACGACACGAAGACACCTGGACAATTAATAAAGGTGGCTTTGATGTTGATAGTGAAATCGTAAGTGAATTTACAATGGAAGATAAATGATGAATAACGTGAGGAATATATTATGTCAGACTTTTTATGGGTTGAAAAATACCGTCCAAGAAAAATATCAGAATGTATCTTAACTGAAGATTTAAAAATTACTTTTTCAAAGTTTTTAAATCAAAAAGAGATACCAAATCTTCTCCTTTCTGGCACAGCTGGTACGGGCAAAACAACAGTTGCTCGTGCCTTGTGTGAGGAGTTAGGTGCTGATTATATTATTATCAATGGTTCAGACGAAGGCCGACACATTGATACATTAAGAACTACAATCAAAAACTTTGCGTCTACCGTATCGCTAGACGAATCTACAAATCATAAAGTTGTTATTATAGATGAGGCAGATTATATGAATGCTGATAGTGTTCAACCTGCATTAAGAAACTTTATTGAAACATTTTATAAAAACTGTAGATTTATATTTACTTGTAATTTTAAAAACAAAATAATACCTGCCTTACATAGTCGTTGTACTGTAATTGATTTTCGTATTACAAATGGTCAAAAAGTAAAAACTGCTACTGCATTTTTAGAAAGACTAGGTGAAATACTCAAAACAGAAAACATAGAGTTTGATAAAAAGGTATTGGCTGAACTCATACAAAGACATTATCCAGACTTTAGAAGAACAATCAATGAATTACAAAGATATTCTGTAAGGGGTAAGATGGATAGTGGTATACTTGTTTCTT